GCGTGGGGCTCGCACGGGGGGCGGCCTTCCGCCGTTCCCCGGCCCGATCCGGTCCCTTCTCTGGGGTCTAAGCTGTGACCCCAAACGCTGCCCCAAAGGTCAACGATATCAAGGGCTTACGGATTTGGGGTCTTCTGGGTCCCCCTTTTGCCCCCCTTTCAACCCATATCAGGGAGAAAAACCATATACCCCTGTTTTTATAGTCATTTCTATATCCTCATATATTAGTTAAAGAGATATGACCCCACAGACCCCAGTAGACTATCCCCTTCAGAATCAATGACTTAGGCCGGGGTCATACCTCCCTCCGGGGTCGGACCTTTGGAGAGACCCCAGACCGTTTGTCGGCCGCTTTCGTCCGCTCATCGGCGGGCAGGGGGTAGGCTATTGATCCCCCCTCTCCTACCCCTCACTATTGACTCACACCAAACGAGACACGCCGCCATGACCCAGACACGCCGCCAAGCCATCGCCGAAACCCGCGCTTGTGCCGATGCCCTCATCGAACAGGCCGAACGCTTCGCAAAAGGCTGGGACAAGGGCGGCTGCTACCGGTCGGATGACACGCTCCGCTTTATGACCATCGCACAAGCTCGCCGCCTGCACGTTGAAACGGCGTTCAATCTCTCCCGCCAGTTTGCCAGCGCCTACAATGCGGATGGCAGCCTGACGGATTCCGCAGCCGCTAACGTCGCCTGAGCCGCCCCCAATGCTGCCCCTCGCCGCCTTCCTCGTTATCGCCGTTCCTACCGCCACCCTCGCGGCCCGTCGCATCTGCCGCGCCTTTGGAGTCTGAGCCATGCACCTGACCGACACGGCTACCCTCACCCTGACGGAACGCGAAGTTTTCGTGATCCTGAACGCGCTTTCGACCTATAAGCATCAGCTGGCGCGCGAGGCACGCGCCGACCCGGCCGACGAAGGGGCAAAGCTGGACCTCGCAGAGGCGCAAGCCCTGACCCGCAAAATCCGGGACGCCCCCTGACGGCTTCCGCCGATGCCCCTTCACGCGAGGGGGCAAGGGCCGAAATCGACACCCGTTGTTCCACGTGAAACACTAGAGGCTAAACCATGAAGCGCCACGTCCGCTATACCGGCACCAAAGCCCAGCGCGAAGCCGCAGCATTCTCCGACGCCTGCGCATGGCTGCGCGATAACGCCGCGCCGGGAGGGCTGGATATGCTCTGCCATCACGTCCGCAAATGCTACGCCCAGCAAGGGCCGCGCGTGGCCTACCGCTCGACCCTCTTTTATCTGGGGCTCGCTGGCGTGGAAGGCTTGCCCGCTTATGCCTTCATCCGTGCCCAGATCAGGGACGCCGCAGCCATCCGGGCCGCGTCCAATGTTGCCCCCTTCACCCGCTGAGCCTTTGGAGCATCCTCCCATGAACGAAGCCCGCGCCGCTATTCTAGACCAATTGGCCGCCTACGCTGAGCACGTCATTCTAATGACTCGCGCGGCGGGGGAATATGAGCGGCGGGGTCAGCATGGATGGGCCATGACTGAGCGCATGTTTGCCGGGCTTGAGGCAACGGCCGCCCAGCATCGCGCGCAAAGCGTCTGGGCATGGCGGAGAGAGTACGGCATAGAATGACCGTTCGTCGGCTCGCCCCTCTGGGGGGTTGACACCCTCCCCCCTCTGACCCATACTGGCATCACACCAAACGCAACCCCGGAGCCGCCCAAATGTCCACGACCATTCGCCGCCTCATCGCTACCCGCTACGTCGGCCCGACCGCCCACCGCCCCAGCGGCGTTGTCTGCAAGGCATATAGTCATCCGTCCCGCCGCATCGCGTACACGTATGAGCCGGACCCCTTTCAGGTAGCCGCCGAAACGTATGCCGGTACGGTCCTGCTGGACAACGTGCGGAAGCATTGGGGCCCGTCGGCCGTGATCGTGGGCGATCTGGACAAGATCACGCTCCCGAATGGGGATGCGGCATTCATCGCTGAATTCTACGTCAAGGGCTGAGCCGCCATGCGAATCACGACGGACACCTATTGCAGACGGCCCCGTGCCGTTCTGCTGAACGATGACGGGGCGCGCGTGGCGTCCTCCATGATCCGCCCCGGAGAGACACCCCGGCAAGCGTTGGAAAGGCTCCGGGACCATTGGATAGCGGAACGGGACCGGGCCGAAAAGGCCGCCGCAAAATTCACCGGGCTGGACTACGCCCGCAACCCTCAGGAAGCCGCTTAAATGAACGCTGAACAGACCCCCTCCCCCGCTGCACCGGCCCCGGCCGTCCCGGTTCCCATGATCCGCCTGCTAGCTATTGACGCATGGCGCGAGGGCTCCGGCTGGACGTGGAACAATTGGTTTCCGCGCGGCTGGGTTCCGCTGGAATGGGTCCACCTGAAACCGCGCCAGCTTTTGGCCGCCCTCCGCCAGCTGGAATCCGTGACCATCCCCGCCCCCGGCTATGCGGCTATCGAAGACGATGGATTTAACGTCGTCGTGATGCACCGGACAACGGGTCAGCCCGTCGTGGCTTTGGAGTATGGACGCCACCAGCCCCACTAGCCGCCGACCGTTCGTCGGGAAGTCATCCGGAGGGCTTGACACCCTCCCCCCCTTGCCCTAATCTGTACCTGTACCACCCACCCACCGCCCAGCTAGGAAACTGCCCAAATGTCCAGCCTCGCCGCTCGCTTCGCCGCCCCCGTCCAGTACCGCTCCGACCGTCCCCTGAGCAATGACCAAATCATGGCCGTTGCCCCCTCCATTTTCGCGGAAGACGCGCACCATAGCCGCTCCGACCGCTATACCTTCGTCCCCACCGTCCGCGTTCTGGACGGGCTCCGCCGCGAGGGTTTCGAGCCCTTCATGGTGGGCCAGAGCCGCACCCGCGTTGCCGATAAGCGCGAGTTTACCAAGCATATGATCCGCCTGCGTCACGCTTCCCAGATCAACGAGGGGGAAGCCAATGAAATTATCCTCATCAATAGCCACGACGGAACGTCGTCTTATCAGATGCTCGCCGGCATGTTCCGCTTTGTGTGCATGAACGGGCTTGTCTGCGGTGACAAGATGGCAGATATCCGCGTCCGTCATAAGGGCAATATCGTGGACGACGTAATCGAGGGAGCGTTTACCGTCGTGGACCAATTCGCCCAGATCGGCGAAAAGCGCGAGGAAATGAAGGCCCTCACCCTGTCCCCGGCTGAACAAAATGTCTTCGCTTCTGCGGCCCTGCACACCAAGTATGAACCCGACCCGGTTTCGGGTGCCTTCCCGATCCAGCCGGCCGCGATCCTCCGCCCCCGCCGCTGGGAAGACAATAGCTCCGACTTGTGGAGCGTCTTTAACCGGGCTCAGGAAAACCTGATTAAGGGTGGCCTGCGTGGCCGCGCTGCTACCGGCCGCCGTACCACGTCCCGCGAAGTCACCGGGATTGACCAAAACGTGAAGGTTAACCGGGCCCTCTGGGAACTGGCGGAAGGCATGGCGGCCCTTAAGCAAGCCGCCTAATCCGGCAAAGGGGGAGGGCTTGACCCTCCCCCCGCCCCGTGCGATGATTCCCTCACACCCCAGCCACCCGGAACCGCCCCAGATGAAGCCCTCAAATCTCCCCGCCACCCATACCGGCCGAATCCATACCAGCGGAATCGGGACCGCGAAAGGCACCGTTAAGGTCGCCAAGCTGATTCAGAATCGCCTGACGTGGCGGGACGTGGAAACGGGCCAGCTTTACAGCAAGGTGACGGGCTGCGTCCGTCCCTGCAACGTCTGGGACCGCCGTTGTCTGGATACCGATACCGTCGCCCCCATCAATCCGGAGGGCTGAGTAATGGGCCGCTATCAAACCCTTGTGTACCGTGCCCGGTCCTCGTTTGAAATGGCAGACGGCCGCACGCTGGCCTGTGAATATACCTTCTGGCATTGTGCCGACGATGGGGATTCAAGCGAGCCCGAATTTACCCTAGAGGGGGAACCGGTGGAACTGGCCGACCTCCCCAAAGGGTTGGACGTGATCGCGGCCCGCCTGCTGGACGATCCGCGCGCAAGGGTGGAGAGGGTAGAGGATGAGCCGGCATGGGGGGATGACTAATGCGACCCATCGGCCCATCCCCGCTAAACGTCGCCGCTACCCTCATCCTGATAACGGTAGCGGCCCCCATTTTCGCCATTGTCCCGGCCGCCCTTTTCGGATGGGCTGCGGCGCAATGGATCAATAACCATGACGCCCTAGTGTCTGCGGCCGTTGCTTACTTGTTTTGTAGCGGGTGGCTATGGTGGAGTTTTTACCTTGTTTGTTTCGGAACCGGAGAGAGTTATGACAACCCCCCAGAATAACCCCGCCGCTACCCTTGCCGCCTTGTGCATCTTTAACGGGCTGAACCTGTCCCCCGTTTTTGCCTCTCCCGATTCCCGCTATCAGCTGGCGGGGGCTCCCCTTTCCCCCAGGTTTGTCCAGTGTCGGAATTACCTGTCCCGGTTTTTCCATCCGTCGCAGCCATCCCCGGAAGACTTCGCCCCTTTGGAGGTATTCAATGGGGCCGTAGCAGCCGCCCAGTGGATCAGGGGCGCGGTCGGGACGTTGCAGCATTCCCTATACGCTGAGCATCGCATTGACGTTCCTGACGCGGCTGGCGTTGATCCTGCGGCATGGTTCGATGAACTGGACGCAATCGCGGCCCTACTGCTGGCGGTAGAGCCTGACGCAATCAGCCATGAGCTAATTGAATCCGTCATGGACGCATGGCAGGAACCGGACATTATCCCAAAGTATGAGGATAGCCGGGCGTCCTTCCTGTCCCGCTACTATGCTCAGGCGCGCAGGCTGCGCGATGCTGGGCAGATGATGACCAACGCCCAGACCATCAGCCGGGCCCGTACTTTGTTCAAGCTCCCGGAGGGCCGAAACCTGCCAATCTTTTAAGCAAAAAATCCCAATTAGCTATTGACACCCGCAAAAAACCCTGTATTCTGACCCTACGCGCAACCCGCGCGTAACACTCACTCAAAAGGTCCCCGCCATGAACCGCAATGAACTCCTCGCCGCCGCCGGTCTTTCCGTCTTCACTCCCCGCCTCGGTCAGTCGCCGCAGGATTACGCCGTCGCCCAGATGAAGGGCCGGGGTGACTCTTTCTCGGTCGGCCCGTTCCGTGAAACCGGTCGCAAGATCGTGGAAGCGCAGGCCGTCAACGGGGTGGCCCTTGTTGTCCTGTCCCGCGTCAACCTGACGGAAGCCGCAAAGGATGACGTGAAGGGCTACCAGATCACGGTTTTCGATTTGGCCGGTTCCGTCATCTCCGAAAGCCCGCTGGACGATACCGCCCCGAAGGGCAATAAGCGCGGTTTCGATGTTTACGGTGCGACGTTGCAGGCAATCGCAGGCCGCTCCGACCTCATCGCCGCCGCTGTCCGGTCGGCCCGTGACGCTGCACAGAGCCGCGTCAATGAACTGGACGCCCTGCTGTCCGAATGCGCCCCGTCCGAAGTCGCCGAAAGCGATGCCGGCGAAGCCACCGACGAGCCGCAGGCCGCCACCGGCTGAACGTCGCCCCGTGCGGGGCGGCTAGAGGTAAACGCTGCCTTAGCACGTTGCGACGTGTCCCTACAGGCCAAACCGATGCCCCCATTCCGGGGGCATCACCCACCCCAGAAGAGAGGAAAATATGGCTCAGTCCTTCACGGCTGCGTGCAAGGCGTTTTTCGGTTTCAAGGAAGATCAGAAGATTTCCGACTTCGCGGCTGAATTGCGCGAGTTGTCCCACGCTGAAAAGCTGGAACTCGCGGCCGGTATGCGGGCCGCTGGGATCGACTGCGAAGACCCCGCCACCCCCGCCCAGTAATCGAGTGCCCCCGGAAGGGGGCATTCCCGTATCTAAAGAGAGGCTAAAATGAGCATGTCCGAAACGCTTACCGCTTACCGTCCGAACTATGCCGATGGTATCGGCCCGAACGGCACCCCCACAAAGCATAACGGCGATTACGTGGCCCGCCGACTGCTGAAAAAGACGGTGGAGGAAGTCCATTGTTTCATCATGGGCCGCACCGGCAAGGCTTACAGCCACCTGAATAACGGGCATATCCGTATGTGCTGCGGTAACGTGATTCGCCGCCTCTACAACGAGCGCGACCCGGCTACCCTTGTCTTCCTTCGGAGCTAAAGCAAATGACGTGCATCAAAACAGGCGCGCGGGTCTACTTTGAAAACTATGGGATCATCGCCGCCGCCGACCTGTATACCGTGGGGGATACCATCATCATCCGATGGACCCCGCAATCCTACAATCAGGCCACCCGCGAGGATATCAAACAAGCGACTCATTCCGTCTTCCTGCGTGGCTCCGACCTTTGGCACCGGGAAGATTTGGGCGTTACCGTCGTCCCCTCGCACATGATCCGCACCCTGCCCCAACCTGAGGAATCAAGCCATGAGCATGACCAAGCGTAAGACCGCCGCCCAGCGCACGCGCGCCGGCCAAGCCGCCAAGTCCAGCCGCAAGGAAGAAATCGTGATGGAGCAATCCCCAAAGGGCTGGGAGGAAAGCCCGCTCCGGCAGGCTATGAAAACCGTGGAAGCGATTGAAGAGGAAGTCACGCACGCACGGGCAGAAGTGGAGGGGCACCGGGGGCAGATGGAAAGGCTTGAAAAGGAATACAAGAAAACAAACACGCATTTCCAGGATGCAAGCGGCTTGCTTCACGCCGCAGAAGCGAAGCTCTCGCGCGCGTTGGACGATATGCGAAACGAGTCATACAAAAACGAGCCTTACAACAATTGCAAAGCGGCCCAAGTCTGCGAGGCTGAAATGGCGTGCCGGTCGCAGGGAACGCTAGGCGGCACTGGGAAGTACCGCTAAAATGACCCGCCGCATTGACCTTTTGCGGTACGTCAAAAACACGGCCGGGAATGCAACCCTGCAAGACTTCATCATTGACTGGGAACCCATCGGCGGGTTAGCATGGGATGACCTTTCAAAAAAGGGTTACGTTACCCTCAATGAAGAGGGGAAGATTGCACTAACAGAAGAGGGGCAGAAGTACCATGACGGAAACTGACAAGAACTGGCCGGACAATCTCCCGGCAATGCGGAGGCAAAACCATGAGCAGGAACGGCGGAGCGAAACACGGCCGGAGCTACTACAAACAGGGGGGCAAGCGGAAGGCCCGAAAGGAACGGGCGAAGCGCAGGGAAAAGCGCAAATGACGTATGAGCAAAAATTCCGCAAGCTCAGGGTTGCGGTTCTGGACCTCATGGACCTCCCGGAAGACAATAAAGGCGACCTAATTGGGTTGCTTGATTCGCTCATCCGGGAGAAGCCAGCGGACGCAGATGAAAAGCGTACCCAGTCCGTTTCCCTGCGGCTTGTTGTCGCGCTGCTGGAAACGCATGATTCAGGGCTCAATGAAGGCATCAACGTAGGGGTTAGACTGTGAACACGACGAAGAGTGAAAATGCCGTTTTTGAAAGCCAGCAAAAACTGGTGGGGCTTCGCGCACTGGCGCGAATGATGAAGATTCCAGAGGCCGATATGGGCTTTTTGGCAATCGTCCTCATCCAATGCGCAGAAAACAACAACCTCAAATCAATGGATATGATTGCCCAGCTTTTGACTGCGCCCCCGCATATCAAACAGGCCATCAAGCTACTCATTGAACCGCTCCGGGCCATCAATGGAAAAATCACGGAAGAGGCATTGGATAACCTGATTACGGAATCGTTGGTGGATATCATGGTCGGACTGCTGATTGTCTCGACCGATGAAAAGGGGGCTCCGACCCCCGGTTGCCGTTCGTCGGGACCCGGTTGACACCGGCCCCCCCTTAATATAGACTGAACGCTCTAAACCCGCCCAACAACCCCCCGATAGGTACGCCTATGAACAGTGAAAATGACGGGCCGTCCGTGCTCGAAATTCATGCTACGTCGCCCCTGCACGCCGTTGTCCAGATCATCCAGAGAATGAGCCTCGACAACCGCGATTTGATCGTCCTCGCCACTTCGCTACTTGGCGCTATTGCCGCCACGGCAAACCGGGAACTAGGAGAGGCTAGCCCGTTCAAGGGCATTGACATGGAAGAGTCTGCCGTCCGGATTGGCATTGCGACCCTTACCGTCATTGACGGTATCCCCTGCGGCTGCCCCTCCTGTACTGCCAACCGAATGCGGGCCGGGGAATCGGAGGAAATCACCCCCCAATCCGCAACCCAGCATTAGGGGCTAGGGCCGTGCGCAAGCTACGATCAAAAATGGACCCTTCTGCTAACCTGTTTGCAATCGCCGTGGATGCCCAAGGCAATGAGTATGGCGTGGGGCGAGTTGAAACCATAGCCAGTCTTCGACACCTGATTATTGAGAATATGCAAAGCGGGCTATTTACCGAAATTGCAATTCTCAATCTGCGGCAATTGGAATCTGTTGTTCGCAGGATAGGAGGCTAGGGCCGTGCGCGAAGATCAGGCCGGGCTTTTGGTGACTGAGATTTTCAGGATGGCGCAGCCGTTAAACCGGATGCAACGTCTGGCCCTTGCCACGGCCCTAGTTGTCCATGCTGACCGTCCAGCTTTGGACGATATCATCATCCAGACCCAGAGGGGAGCTAGCGTCTGCGATGAATGCCAAGAGGAACAGCAATAATGCACGCTCTCCCGGATAGAGTCAAATCAGCTATTGCACACCTGCAAAGTGTGACCGGCAGAACCGACCTCTGTGCTATCATCCTAGATCACATTATCAGTCAAGAGCGTGAGCTAGAACGGTACAGGGAACCGCCACGCGAGCCCGCCCGAGTCCCCTTCTATATCCAATTCTGGGAATGGCTGAATCGTCCCAAAGGGGGGCACTAATGGACAGGGGCGTAACCATCCTGAATGACCCCCCTCCTGAGAGGACAAGAACGATGGACGTTAATTGCCTGCAATGCGGTGAAAAGATCGGGGAATATACCGGTCCCATCGGCTGGAATGAGCCCATCCAAGCGGTCCACTATACGCGAGTGGATGGAACGAAACCGGGGCATGGCGAAAGCTCCATGCGTGATTGTCCCTCCTGTAAGAAGCCAGTTAACGAGGTTATGGCAGCTGCAACAATCATCCATGAAACGCTCATCAATGAGGAAAGCAACCATGCAACCGCATCCAATAGTGATCCGGGAGAACATCAGGGTAACGACCCAGAGCGCGACATTCGGGAAGCGTCGCAAGACCCATAACAGCATCAACATTCTGGCCTTTGTTGTCGGCCTCTGTCTAGCGGGTAGCTACTTCGCCGCTCGCATGATTTAACCGCCCCCCGGAACCGCCCCCGTGATTACCATAGATAAAGATAGCTTTGTCGTCCCCGCGAAATGGACTGTCCGGGTGCGGTCGGCTCCGGAACGGAAATACATACCTGCAAAAAAGCTCTGGCGGCTGAGCATGAACGCCGCTAATAAGCACTTTCTCCGCGCTAACTTTCTGGCGAATGAGTTTACCCCGGAAGCGTGGAACCAAGCTAAGCCGGCAGGGGCGTCCCTGCTACAAGGAACGGGAACCGGGCGGTTTCCTGCGTCCCCTGTCGGCTTACTCTCTCACCAAAGGGAGGGATTGGATAAGGCATATGGCAAACGCGGCTTTGCCTTTTTCCATGAAATGGGGTCCGGTAAATCCCGCACCCTGCTAGAACTCTGGAAGCAGTATTTCCTAGAGGGCCGCATTGCGGAAGCGTGGGTTATCGGCCTGAATACCCTAGTCGGGAACTGGCACGAGCAAATCGGCCTGTGGGCCCCTGAGATACGCGACCGAATCGAAGTGTACGGGGTTAGCTCCCTACAGGCCGGCGGGCTTCCTGACCGCCTGCGGAGCCGTCTGCACCCGGCCCTAGCCATCGGGGTAGACGAGTCCCAGAGCATCAAGAATTTCAAGGCTAACCGGTCGGAGGTAGTCCAGGAATTGGGCACTAAGACCGCGTTCAATTCGATCCTGACCGGCACGCCCATTACGAAGAATGTGGGCGACCTCTATTCCCAGTTTGAATTTCTGGACCCTAAGATTCTGGGGTTCAAGTCATTCTATTCTTTCCGCAATCGGTACTGCGTGCTAGGGGGATACGAGAACAAGCAGATTCTAGGGTATCAGAATCTCAATGAACTCATGCTCACGATTGAGCCCTATGTGCATGTGGTATCTAACCCCGTAGACCTGCCCCCCCAAGGGCACGAAACCCGCGAAGTCAAGTTGTCGGTTGAACAGAAGCGGCTTTTGCGTGAGCTAAAGACCCTCATGCAAACCCAGCTTGACAACCAAGAATTGACGGTTGAGAATGCGCTATCCTTCTATACGCGCGGAGCGCAAATCATCGGGGGGCACTTTGCTACGGACGGCGGGGCCGTCGTACCTTTGGAGCAGAATCCAAAGCTGGACGAATTGATTCAGATTGTAGAGGGCACCGGGCAAAAGCTAGTTGTCTTTTGCCGATTCGTCCCTGAGACTCTACTAGTACAGCGCGCGTTCCAGAATTACGGAGCCGTCAGACTGGACCCGAATATAGAGGACCCGATTGATACGGTAAACCGGTTCCAGCGTGATCCGGAAGTGCGGATTCTCGTTTCAACCTACGCGCGCGGTAGCCGTGGCTTTACAATGACCGCCGGTAAATTGCTTGTCCGGTATTCCGGTACGTTCGCGTTTGAGGAATTGGTACAGTCGGAAAAGCGAATCCACCGCATCGGACAGGATGAGCCTACAATGGTCATTGACCTCATTGCAAACGTCCAGCTTGACCGGCATATGAAGGAGATTGCAGAGGGCAAACGGAGCCTCGCACAATTCGTATCCGATTCATTGGAGAACCCCAAAGCCCTGATTGCTATGCTTGACTTTGACTGAAAAGGGAGTAATGTGTAATGCGTGTTAACGTTTATAGCCAAGAGCTAACCGATGAAGTCAATTTCATTGGCAAAGTAAGCAACACAAAAATAGTGTATTATGCCGTGCAATTCATCCTGCATAGCTCTGCACTGTTACACCATCCGCCAGAGGACGATGACCGCAGCGCAGTCACGTTCTGGCTCCCCAATTCAGACCATAGGCGCGAGGCACTAGCAAAGGCGTTTGAAGAGGCAGCCGCGCTGATTCGTAAAGCACCACAAACCGGAGAGTGATATGAGCAAATTGACCGACCTTATCCAGAAGATGAAGGAACTGGGCGAACAGCTGGACGCGATTGATGAAGACCGCAAGCCCATCCAGAAGGAATATGACCAGCTGCGACTGGAAGCGATTCCGTCCGCGATGGCAGAGGAAGATATCCGGTCCCTCACTGGCGGCTTTGGCCGCTGCACCCTGACCGGCGATTTGTACGTGAGCGCCCCCGACAAGACCAAGCTGCATGACTGGCTGCGCAAGAGTGGCAATGAATCGCTCATCCAGCCCACGGTAAACGCCATGACGCTTAAGGCGTTTGTGAAGGACCAAATGGAGCGGGACAAGGAACTCCCTGACGACGTGTTGAAGATCACGCCGTTTAGCCGAGCCGTGATTTACACTAAGTAAATCACTTAACTACTGACTGAGGAATAACCATGAACGCTGACGAAAAAGAAATCGCTACCCAGACCTTCGGCATTACCACGGGCGACCGTCCCGCCTATTTGGACCCTGAGTCCCGGCGCGGTTCCGAGGACGTGGGGCAGGACGATATCGCACTCCCGCGAATCGAAGTTTTCCAAGCCCTCTCCCCCCAGATCAAGAAGTCGGACCCCAAGTATATCAAGGGGGCCGAACAAGGGCAGATGTTCAATACCATTTCCGGGGAGATTTACGGGGAGGCAATCATCTTTGTCCCCATCGTCTTCCGCAAGGAATGGATCGTCTGGCAAACCCGCGATGCTGGCGGGGGCTTTGTCGGTTCCTTCCCGACCGAGGAAGAGGCAACGGCCGCACTGGAAGCTCTGGACAACCCGGATGACCATGAGGTTAACCTCCATGCGGTGAACTTCATTTTTGTCCTGCGGTCGGACAACACTGTGGAAGAAGCCGTTTTCAGCTGGAGCCGGTCGAAGTTGAAGGTTTCCCGCAAGCTCAATGCGATGGTGCAAATGGGTGCCGGGGACCGCTTCTCCCGTGCCTATCGTTGCCGGGCCATTGAAGAGAAGGGCAAAAAGGGCGAATACTTCTCTTACGATATCAAGCCTGCGGGCTACGTGAGCGAAGACATTTACAAGCGCGCTACCGCCCTGTTCAATGCCATCAAGGCCGGCGAGCGTGCCGTGGCCTACGGCACCAATGATGACGGTGAAGACGACCCTGAATCTGCGGTGATGTAACATGGACCCACGGCCCTGCCCCTTCTGCGGAAGTCCCGTATCCCATAAGCTGGGACATGCGGATATCACTTTCGTCTTCTGCGAAGGGTGCGGGGCCGTGGTATCTTTCGCCCCCAGTTTGAAGGGCGACAAGGCTATAGAGGCATTCAATAGACGCGCTACGGATGAGCCATGCCCACCGACATTATCGCCGTTGACACTGAGGCAACCGGATTAGGCCCTAAGGATAGAGCCATCGGCGTTGCTTGGAAAGTCACGGGATGCGAACCCCGTTATATCGACCTGCGCGATGACGGGGCGGGCGAGTTTTTGAACATAATGGACAGGACAAGGGGGCTCCCCGTTGTCTGTCATAATGCGTCCTATGATTACCGCATGGCTTACAATGCGGGTATCCGGCTGCCTATTGAGCGCCTAGAGGATACCGTAATCAGGGCAACGCTCCTGAACGAGCATGAACATAGCTATTCGCTGGACAATCAAGCGATCCAGCATTTGGGGCAGCAAAAGCAAACGGAAATCTGGGGCCAGTTAGCCGAGCTATTCGGCGGTAAGCCTACCCGCTCCGCACAGGCCGGGCGAATCCACCTAGCTCCAAAGGCTATCGTGGAACCCTACGCTATCCCCGACGCCGTATTGTGCCATGACTTATGGCAGGATCAGGAAGCCCGTATTCAGGCACAGGGAATTTCTAGAATTATTGACTTTGAAAAATCTGTAATGCCAACAATTATCCGATCCGAAATGAGGGGAATTCGGGTAGATGAAGAGAAGGCACAGATAGCGGTTGACAGGCTGACCCTAGAGATTGATGCTAAAAAGGCACAGCTATTTGAGTGGGCCGGCGGAGTCTTTAATCTGGACAGTCCGCGTCAAGTCGCCCAGCTATACAAGCCCCGCCTAATTGACGGGGTATGGTTTACGGCAGACGGAACCCCGCTCCCGGCCACGCCGGGCGGAGCCCCCAGCTTTGGGGCTGAGTCCCTTCGCACGATCAATGATGCTATGGCGCTGGGCATACTGGAAGCCCGATCGTTAACGAAGACGCGGGACACTTTCCTTCGCGGGCATATCCTGAGCAACGCCATTAATGGGCGCGTCTATCCGTCCATTCACCAAACGAAGGGAGAGGATGGGGGCACAGGCACCGGGCGGTTTTCCTATACCGAGCCGGCCATGCAACAAATCCCCTCCCGCAATCTGGAAATCGCGTCCGTCATCAAGCCTATTTTCCTGCCAGAAGAGGGGGAGCTATGGCTTGATGCGGATATGCACTCGTTTGAAGTCCGGACGTTCGCCCATCTGGTGAATAACCCGGACCTGATAGCCGCATTCTGGGCTAACCCGCTGCTGGACTTTCACCAGCACGTTGCGGATATGACTGGGCTCCCGCGTAAAGCGCACTATGCCGGCCAGCCGAACGCCAAGGAACTAAACCTGTCAATCATCATGGGCTGCGGTGATGGCCTAGTGGCTATGAAGATGGGGCTTCCGTGGGAGTGGGATGAATTCAAGAAAGGCCGGGAGACTTTCCGGTATCGCAAGGCAGGGCCAGAAGCGACCGAGCTAATCGCCCGGTATCACAGGCTCATCCCCGGCGTGCGGGAGTTTGCAAGGCGCGCACAGAAGGCAAGCGCCAAGTTTGGATATCTGGAAACCAACATGGGGCGCAGGCTGCGCTTCCCCCGTGGGGTTAGCAACCATAAGGCGCAGGCTGTAATCGTACAGGCAACGGCCGCCGATATCAATAAGATGAATTGGCTGCTGATTGAACAGGCATTAGGAAGTGACGGGAGGTTACTGCTGAACACACATGATAGCTATGGGCTTTCAGTCCCTCAGGACTGGCAACCTATCTGGAAACGTGTGGAAGAGGCTGTTAATGACGGTTCCCCTTGGCTTCGCGTCCCCCTAGTGCTAGAACTTTCCGGAGTTGGAAATTCATGGTGGGAGGCATTGGGTCATGCTTAATATCGACCTCGCCCTAATCAAAGAACTGGATGAGCTAGAACAGAACGCCGCTATCTATGAATACGCGCTGCTATATGCGCGCATCGGCATCAAGGTACTGCCCCAGAAAAGGGACTCAAAGGGGTACATTAAGAACCTCACGCTTGACCATGCCACAACCAACCTAGAGATTATCACTCATTGGTTTGGTCCCGGCGGGCCGTATGAGGGATACAATATACTGGGAGTCATGCCCGATGGTATTATCGTGCTGGACTTCGACAAGCATGGGAACACCGATGGCTTTATCAATTCGGGGCTCAGCTTGCATGACCTTACAGGGCTGCGGGTTCTAACCCCCACCGGAGGATGCCATTTCTATACGTCAGACTCCAAGGTAAGTTTCTTTAAGAAAACCCACGGAATCGACAAGAAAACCGCCGTCCTATTGCCCCCTTCCATGAGTGGCGGAGCCCGATACCAATGGGATACGGGCGGGGAACCTGCCTCTATCCCGGACAGAGTGCTAGAGGCTTTGGGCGGTCGGACACCTAACAAAAAGAAAGACAACAAGCCAGAGGAATTTGCTAGCGTTGCCCCCAATGAATTCATTACGGAACTGCTGAGTTACTTCGACCCCGGCGCACCCTATGATGAGTGGTGCAATGTGGGCATGGCGATCCACGACAATGATCCGGGGCAGGGACACCTAGACCTTTGGATTGCGTGGAGTGAACAAAGCGAGAAGTTTAAGCCCGGCGAATGTGAAAGGCGCTGGGAGACTTTCAGCATAGACAAGAACCGCAAGGTAACGCTTGCATGGATGATCTATCACGCCAACCAACGCGGGCGAGAACCAACGGCGGGTGACGTTAAGTTTTCTGGCATTAACATAGATGCCTATAACGCTGTGATGAAGATGAACGAAAGGTTCATGGCTACCACGCAAGGCGGGCCAGCCATCATCACTATAGAAAAGGACCGTGACGGTAACGCCCGCTATGTGCGAACAACCTCAGGGGATTTCAAGGGTATCGTAGCCGCAAATCTGCCCCAAATCATGGTGGGAGATAAGTTCGTCCCGGCCGCTGATTACTGGCTCAAAAGCAGGTATCGGCGCGAGGGTGAAATGGTGATGGAATACCCCGGCCAAGAGCAGCAAGGGGATATCAACATTTATCAGGGCTTTGCAATCAAGCCCGTGCCCTGTCTCCCGGAGGAAATCCAATTCTTTCTAGATCATACGCTAAATGTCATCTGCGATGGCAACCGGGAACACTATGAATTCCTGTTGGATATGCTGGCGTACAAGCTACAGAATCCGCTTGATCTTCTGGGCATTGCGTTGGTACTGGCTGGACGCGAGGGCACAGGCAAATCCTCCTTTGGTGAAATCTTCCGCCTGATTATCGGCCCGAACCATGCGACGAAAGTATCCACCCGCGATGGTCTGCTAGGCACCTACTCCGGAGGCATTGCGGACAAGGTTCTAGTATGCGGTGAAGAGGCAGTCTTTTCGGCTCACAAGAGCGAAGCCGAACGGCTAAAGGCCCTCATCACGGAAAGCCCGCTAGACTGGAACAACAAATTCGTTAAGCAATGGTCCCAAAAGAACTGTCTCTTCCTGATAATCACGGCTAATGAAGCATGGGTCATCCCGGCTGGCTTCGATAGCCGTAGATTCTTGGCCCTGAAAGTAAGTGACTCGCGCATGGGAGATTCGGACTATTGGAAGGGGCAATATCTCCCCCTGCTGTATAAGAACTATCGCAATGAGCCGAACAACCCGGAATATCTAGGCAAGATTTTGCATTTTTTCCTTGTCAGAAAAATTACGCATGACCTTTCCAAAGCTCCGGTCACTAGCGAACTTATGGAACAGCGCAAACTGACCAACGCTGATTCAATGGAGGCGGCATTCGTTAATTGGGTAAAGCGTTTGTTTATCTTGGATATCAAGGAAGAGGATGCCGTGATTGAGGGGCTAAGCAAGGAATGTAGTTTCTCCCTTGTAACATATACAAAGCTGAGATACATAGAGGCTGGGAATCTATATATAGATTTCAGGCAGTATTACCTGCGTCATCATTCCAAGGGCCGGGGCTGTGGCACGGAGAAGGATTTCCGACAACGCCTGTTTGATCTAGGTATGTTGCATGTCCGGGCAAAGAAACGCTCCCTGAAAGTAGGAGCCGGCAAGTATCCCGGAAACCCAGAGTCTAAAATCACAGTTGCCAAGCTACCTAGTCCCGATGAATTGGAAATAGCACTAACGAAACACTACCCGCTATTCTTTACGGATGCCATAGCATATGAAGACGCTCCCGATGAAGAAGATTGAGGATGAAAATGACGTGCGGAATCACATTGTCCATGAGGCAGAGGCCGACCATTGGCATGTGTCGCATATCGAAAGCGGTACAACGAGCCCCGGCATCCCGGACCTAGCCCTATCAAAGAACGACGTTACCCTTTGGCTGGAAATCAAGGTAATGAAGAACGGCGAAGTCAGTATGAGGCCGCCCCAAAGGCGTTGGCATAGGAAGCAGGCCGCCGCTGGGGGCCGCTCTTTCGTGCTGGCCTACATCAATAACAGGCTGCATCCCATCAAGGGCTCGACCGCCGCCCAGCTGATACCGAAAAGCGTTACATGGTGGGCCGGCGATGGCTGGGAGATAGGGAGGGTGAAGGATCTTCTCCGGAACCTGGCCCTTGGCCGGGCCCCCCTTATAGATCAATGACTTGGAATCCCGTCACGTTGAAATCTGGGAGGCATCGAGTACCATAGTGCTGTACTTTTCACGGAGGCGGCCGTATCCGCCGCGATCACAACCGGAGTACCGTAGCATGAACACCAAGCAAATCAGCCTGACCGCAGCCGTCTTGATCCTGAGTGCGGCGGCCCTGCATTCCTACAACGTGCGGAGCGCGGACACCGTACCGCCCAACGTAGCGAAGAACATCCGGGTACAGGCAGCCCCCGGAGCGTGCCAGCCACTCACCATCATTGACCAGCCCAAGCTGGCCCTTCGTGCGAACGGACTTGCACTGGTGAATATCAGCCTGACCAGCAATGCGTTTGCAGCGTGCGCGCCACTGGTGGACGTGTCGGGCAACGGCACCACGGAAGTAGGGCTCTACATCGGCAACAATGATGGTGGCCTTGTTGCCACTACAACGACCTGCGTGATGACGTACAACACGGCAGGGCTGGGCCCCAAGACGATCACGAAGCAGGTCACGGTACAGCCCGGCCTGATTGGCAAGATCGCATGGCCTACCGCAGACTTCATTGCCTTTGGCGGGCCGGTATCAATCATCTGCAACCTGCACCCGCGAGGCGCAATGCTGCGGGTATACACCATCAGCCAGCAATCAAGCTGATAAAGGAAGGCCCCCGAAAGGGGGCCTCTCTTTTACGTGCGACCCATATTTCGGAGCCGGGCTTGTGCCTGTTCCAGAGTCATATCGTATGGGATACCATCCCAGCGCCCAGACTCCACCATGATTTGCGCGGTTGCCGCCTGTGCCAATTCAATGATGAGCGGACCCGGCGTGTAATTACCGCTGGCAATCAGGGCCGCAACCATGTGGACTAACGTAACATCCTGATAGGATGCGTTTTCCCATGCGTCCGGCGCGGCTTTCAGGTCCGGCGGTTTGGGGATAATCATAGCTCCTTCCCCTGCACTAGCCCGGCCAGCATGAACATGATAAGCGGCTCCAAACGGAAGCTGTAGCAGTCGCCCGCAGGGATGATCCTTTCCGGAACAAGTTCCTTCATCTCATACTGGGCCGGCTCAACCTCGACTTCTGCAAAGACGGGCTCGCTGACTTGGCGAATACCCATTACCGCATCTTTAATAAGCACTTGAGTAGTGATTGCAGGGGAGATTTCCACCCGCACAAACCCAGACTCCCGGACCACGTTATCATCATCGTCCATGACCGCCGACACTGGGAAGTCTTCAAAGACCGCAGGCCGCAGGATATCGGTATGGTATACCGCCGGCTCAATCTCATAGGAATCATGCTGAGCCGGCACGACTTCACGGGTTTCGTATACAGGCTTTTTCACCATGATTTCATCCATGACGGCGGGTTCGGTTCGCTCATCCCACTTGTCATAGCAGATGAAGGAATAGCGCATGGGATCAAGGCCGAATTTCTCCATGATTTCGATTGCGCGTTGCACGGTCATGCCAATATGCAAGCGAGCATTCTCTACGCCCTTCTCTTTAACAGCCTCTAGCCATTGGAAGGAACCGATTTCCTGCGCCAAAGCTCGACCGCAAGCAAATTCGGCTTCGGACAGCTTGCTAACGGGGGTCTTCTTCCTCGCATCTGACGTGTTGATCGTGGACTGGGTTCCATAGTACTGGCGAACCCGCAAAGCACCTGTGCCAATGTCGTAAGTGTCAGTAACGCCCGGCTCCCAATGCCCGGCTGAGCGAAGCCGCCAACGGGTGGCCATCGTATTGGAATTATCAAGTTTGCAGAGGAAAATCATACCTCCGCCACGATTGCCGACTGTGGTACCATCAAGTGTGAAGTTGATTCCTGAGGTACGCTTCTCAGTGGGAATGGTCAATGCGGCTTCCGTGCGGCCCCAGACACCTGCAATTTGCGCACCGTCAGCATCAGCAACCGTACTTTCAAGGAAGGCATCTCCACGGACACCACCTGATTGCATACCATGAATCATCACTTGTGGCGAAGTGTTGATACCAAGCCGGCCCCCAGAAGTTACGTGCAACCGATCAATACCCAGACCTTCATCCCTTAGGGTCCAGTCGGCCGCGTTGTTGCCGATCGTGTATTGCTTGTTGGACGTGCCCGTGAATCCCATGCGGGCATCCACCGGGTCTTCTATCCGGAGTTGACCAACTGTTGCACCGCCCTGCGAGCCAATAAACACAGGAAGCGCGGAGAACAGTCCAGCGGTATCAATTCGCACTTCGCCTGTGATGCTGGAACGACCATCCGGCCGGAGTCGAAGAGTACCAGCAGGGCCAACGCTATAAACGCCAACGTCGCCGGTTCCATAGTTAGCTAATCCGCCACTAACTACGCCGCCGTTGCCAACATTGACATTTGCGGTATTCTTGTTGACGAACAAATCACCGGTCAGCGTGCCGCCGGTCAGCGGCAGGTATTCACCGGTGCCATTGACAAGGGAGAAAACGGAGCCAGTCCATGTCAGGATATAGGGGACATTGATGGTCAAGCCGTTTGCAGGAATAGCAGCACCCAGAGCGTTCTGGATTGCAGCCACCGTGCCACCATTGACGGACAGGGTAGGATTGGCACCGTGTCCGACGCCAAGGGTAAGCAGGAACATTTGGCCCACGGTATACGTGTTATCGCCACCGACCAAGATACCCGTAATGGCTGAGCCAATGACGTTGATGCTAGTGAGCCGGTAGTGGGAACCGTCCTGCACAAACCCCATTGAAGCGTATTGGTCGCGCGCTGTGGGATTGCCCACGCCCGTATGACGGAATCCGCCCATCGGCAGATTGCCAGTTGGGACAGTCTGACCATCCTTCGCAAGCGAGTTGGTCAAAGCCGTGGCGATATCGCCCAGCGTTGTGTTAGCCCAGCTGGAAGTAATCAGCGACCCGTTTACGACCGGGTTGATACCGCCGGGAAGAGTATAGGTTCCGCTACCGGTACGAGGCATGTTATTCTCCCTGATACTCTTCGCCATTCGGGTAAAGGTCATAGGCTACATTACGAAGTAGCTGACGCCTAAGGACTGCCGGCATACCTTTGGTGTAGTCCATCATGTTTTGCATTGCAGCTTGTCCCCTTCCCGGAACCGGAAGTGGCACTTGCACCGGGGCCGGAGTAACAGGGGGCTTCTTGACCCCACGCCTAGCGGAAGCAGAAACGCCAGAACCATACTCGCTATAAGCTGTACGGAGGGCAGCGGCCCGACGCTTGGGCAAAGTTTCAAGCATCCCCTGTGCCACTTCACGCTCAGCTTTATGCAGGGCAGAAGCCGACTGGCGAGAGGCACTAGCAGCCCGAGCCGCACTCCCCAAATCGCTCTTTAATTGCGCAACCGCTTGATAGGGCACGCGCACGTTGACCATTCCCGGAACGTTGACCTGCCTAGCAGCCCTGTGGAAAGACTCAGGAAGTTCCTCGCCATAGTGACGGCTCAAACTGGCCATCCTTTTAGCGAAGTCCTGCGATACCGGCATCGTGCCAGACAGCCGGCCCGTTTGATTCTCGATTACCTGCGCGGCCCTTTGGCGCGTTGCCGCTGCCATTTCCTTAGCCGCTAGATTGGCCGCCTTTTCCTCTGCCTTCTGGCGAAGTGCGGCGGCTTTGAATTGGCGGTTGGCTTCCTGATTGGCTAGGCTAGCCTTTTGGGCGGCTTCTTTGGCCGCTCTGCCCGCTGCCCTATCACTCATTTCCAGCATTTGTCTGGAACCTGCTCCCACTAAAGGAAGGCGGGCAACGCCCCGATTAAGGGCCGCCGCCGCTGGCTTTACATAGGGCAACGCAGCGCCAATCGTGCCACCTATGGCTGCGTTTGTTCCGTGGCTTTCTCCCTCGACCGTAGGCTGTAGGGCACCCTGCACCGCGCCTAGTCCTGCCTCACTGGCAGCTAGCGCAGCCCGGCCACCCCTCGCCACCGCAGGGATTTTAGCTAGCTTGCTGGCAGGGAGCAAAGCCATACCGGCTTCGGTCCCATAATAGCCGACCTTGCCGCCCCCCGTACTCATCAAAGGATCATCCAGCGCGCGTTGCTGTTCCTCTTCCTTTTGCAGCCGGGCGTATTCCTCTTCATCCCCGGTGGCGTAGTTCCAAAGCTGGCGAACCCCTCCACCCATCTTATCGAAGGCGCGGCCGGTGCCCTGTAGCACGTTCTGACCAAAGCTCTGCCCTTTGGTGGGGCTATACTGTTCGTTTGATTCCTCTACTGCGGCTTGTCTGCGCCGCTCAAACTCTTCCGGATCACGCTCCCATGAGGGCACATAGGGCTCCGCCTTAGGGGCCAGAACCGTACCCTCTCCTACCGGCTGTTGCGGAGCCGCTTCCTGAGCCTGAATCAACCGGGTAATAGCGGCCGTGGCCTCTGTGTCTCCGGCCGCATCGGCGTCACGTAAAGCCTGCATTAGCTCCGCACGGGTAGCCATGACTTATTTCCTCAAATACTTGGCAGCTAACTCATCATCCGTTAACGGCTTTGCAGCCCCGCCGCCTTGCTGTGCGCCATCCTGTGCTTCCGCCACACTTGCCAGCCGTGTTTCAATGGCCTTCATGGTTGCTTCAAACTCAGTGATGGCTTGTCGCATGGCCGGCGCAGACCTAGCGTTGGAAATGTTGATGAGGGAGTCCCGAATACTCTGGCCCTCTACGTTGGAAATAGAGCCTGCGCCCTGTCCTACCAGCGACTGGAAGCCCTGCATGAAAGCACCGCCCCGAATCTGCTCTAAATCTTGTAACAGGTCCGAGCCCTTCGGATCATAGGCCGCATATCCGGCGCGTAGCCCACGACCAATAAGGCCGCCGGCTTCTTCCCTATCAGGGATAAAGCTACCTGCTCCGCCCGCCGTTACCTTGCCCAGATGAGGGCTAGTAACTACGCGTTGCATGGCTGCCTTAACACCCGGCAAGCTATCCCGAATCTTTCCAAGAGCCGATTTGGCCTTTGCCTTTTGCTCAACATCCGTCTTTCCAGCTTCTATATCAACGGCCTGTTGAACTGCAATCGGAGCCTCTAGGGCCGCGTTTTCTGCGTCCGAACGCTGGGCACCCGGTCCCGCTCCTGCGGGCCTGCTCAGAGTAGGCGTCGAAGGAACCCCAGTAGCTTGCACTTCCTCAGGCGTCATATCCGTACCGTCCGCCCTAGAGGCTTGTGCCCCTGCCGGCGGACCATACGACACTTTACGCATACCACCCACTGGATCGGCAAGATACCACTGTTTTTCATACTCGTCATAGACCCACTTGACATTCTTTGAACGTGCCTTGAATGGGAGTTTCTTTGTCGTCCCATCCGTGTACTGTTGATGGAGGTTTCCTTCATTGTCTTCCGTGACTGTGAGAAGACGATTCTTGTCGTCGCCAGTTATGCCCTTTAGGGCATCCTTATATTCGTCGCCACCGATCATGCCCAGATAGGTTTTCAATGTGGCTTCCGTAGGCATCACACGGCCGCCCCCGTCACCCGCTGTGGGAGCGGGCTGCTGCGATTCCATCCCTAAAGCCTGAGCCATTTGGGGCTCGACTTGGGGTGCGCCTGCGGACGGGTCAGCCGAGTCCGGGAAAGGGCTAGTGCTTACAGGACCGGCCTGCCCTCCCGGAGTCTGTTGGGCTTTCGCTACCGCCCTCGCTACGTAATCATCAATGACTTCCTGTGGCATCTCCATTGCCGTCATAGAAGCGATGGTCTTTTGTAGCTCTGCCTTTTGCTCCGGATTCATCCCTTCCAGTCCGCTCAAATCTGGACCGCCACCGGTCCCACCAGCCGGAGGTGCGCCGGGGGCCGGGGCTGCGCCGGGCGGCTGCATACCCTGAGGTGCGCCGGCCGGGGGTGCGCCTGTAGCGGGTGCGCCCATTGCATTCGGCAGTCCCAAAGTGCCGGACATTTCGGCCGCTACATCGGGCGGCTGGGCACCGGGCTGTGGGGCTCCACCACCGGGCATTCCACCGCCCAGCTGTTGGACGCCAGCAAGGATATTCTCTCCCTGCCACTTCCCTAGTTCCTCTTCTGCCGCGTCCGCTTTTCCCTGTCCCATAGCCGCACTAATGCCGCCAATCCCCTTCATCACCTGTCCATAAGTATTGGGAATATACCTGCCTTGAATGGCATACAGCGAACCCATACTGCCCTTAGTCACTTCGCCCAAGGGCTCATCCTTGTCGCGCATGGCTTCATATTCTCCCTGCCGTTTGCGCAACCTTTTAGCCTTTAATGCCCGCTTCTGATATTCGGGCAGATTCGCTACGATCTGCTCGTAATCTTGGGGCTGGAAAGTATATGCCATTTTCCTTCTCCCTTAGGCCGGCTGCGTGCCGGGCGGACGTGGTTGCACCGTCGGGATCGGCGGCCTACCTCCACCACCGGGCGGCCTACCCGGCATACCACCGGGGAACGGATAGTAACCGCCCGGATTATAGCCGGGGGGAATACCGTAAGGATTCGGCGTGACGTAGCTACTGCCCTGCGGAGGCGTATAGCCACCCTGCGGAGGCGTATAGCCGCTGTTAGAAGTCGGACCCGGCATGGGCGGAAGCATGGGCGGACGACCTTGCGGGGCCCCACCAAAGGATTGAGCGAATAGCCGGCCACCGCTACGGTCCATTTGCGGGGGATTCGGGCCACCGGTTTGCCGTGGAACTTGTGAGGGAGGAAGACCACCGCCAGTTTGGGGAGAACTTGCCGCCGTCATCATCATCTTATTGCCGGGCTGCGGGACACCTTGCGGCGGAAGACCGCCACCGGTCATCATCGGGGGCCTACCACCGCCCATCGGAGGCAATCCACCACCGGTCATTAGGCCGCCGCCTTGCTGCGGGGGAAGCCCGCCACCGGTTCCACGGTTGGCAGCCAAGTCCTGCCGGAGGGCTGGATTCGATCCGTTATATTGACCGGCAGGACCCATCGGATTGCCTGTCATGGGATTCATTACCATGCCGCCGCCTTGCTGCGGGGGAAGCCCGCCACCGGTTCCCCGCATGGTAGCCAAGTCACGCCGGAGGGCTGGATTCGATCCGTTATATTGACCGGCAGGACCCATCGGATTGCCTGTCATGGGATTCATTACCATGCCGCCGCCACCACCGCCCATTGCTGGATCAACGGCCATTTGTGGAGCGCCTGTCATTTGACCGGGCTGCGGAGGCATCATGGGGTTGCCGCCCCCGAATCGCGGAGGACGCTGCATTAGGCCACCGCCACCGGGAGGCTCATTGGCAGCCATTGAAAGAGGACCGCCACCGCCCGTCATTGAGGGCCGGCGGAGCGCATAGGAGCGGGCCATTGAAGGGTTAAAGGTGGGCATTTTCGTTTCTCCTAGCAAGGTGCCTGAACGCGCCCAGAAGCAGGGCGGTAAATGCTTCATAATCCACCATCAAATAGCCTTGCTCAGCACGGCTAACAAGATGCGGGAACTCTTTCTCGACTTCCTGTGCAACCAACCCCGCCGCGCGCTTGCCTGACGGCCATACGAACGAATGCGGGAAAATGCGCTGCATTGCATTGTAGGCGTCTTCATCCGAAATAACTTCGATTTCATCCTTAAGGTCCGCATCAGAGAATGCGCTACCGACTGCACCGCCAATTGCCGCACCGCCCGCAGGACCGACCGGAGTAAAGGCACCAATGATGCCACCGGCTACAGCGCCATAGGTCGAATTACGAGCCTGCCTAGCCGCTGCTGCATCATTGGCTCGCTGCACCTGCGCTGCATACGATTGCTGCGCTGCATCCATCATGTTTGCAGCCGTGCCCTGACCTGCTGCTGTGTAGTTCTGGAACGACGGACGAATTTCGTTCACGCCCGGACCCTGTGCGCCGGCAATCATTTGCGACTGACGATCCGCAATCTCATACGGCATCATATATTGCTGCATCATCTGTTGCCATTGTTGCGCATTGCCAATGCGGTCCTGCTCAGCGCGGGTCTTTTCAGCATCAAATTGTGTCTGATAGTCTTCCCTATTGAACTGGCCCCTTTCCAATGCTGATTGCAGCATCGTATTGTAATCAGCCCGGCCGGCTTCACCGCGCGCTAATTGCCCCTGTAGCTGTTGGGCATAGTCGGCACGGCCAGCTTCGCCCCTTGACAGCTGAGTTTGCAGCTGTTGAGCATACTCGCCACGGCCGAACTCGCCACGTTGCAGGGCAGATTGCAGCTGGGTTTGGTATTCACCCCGGCCGAACTCGCCGCGCGCCAATGCCGATTGCAGCTGTTGTTGATAGTCGGCACGGCCTTCTCCGCCGCGCGCCTGTTGCCCTTGTAGCTGTTGAGCGTACTCCGCACGCCGCTCTCCACCACGCGCCATTTGCCCCTGTAGCTGCGTCTGATATGCGCCCTGCGCATACTGGCCTTTTTGCAGAGCCGACTGCAACGCAGTTTGATAGTTCGATTGATTCATCTGCTGGCGCTGGAGATTACTCTGTAGCTGCGTACCGTAAATGTTCCTTGCTTCTTCACTCCGCGCCCGGCCTTCCTGACCACCGGCCAACATACCTTGCAGCGTTGCCTGTGCCCGCACGTCACCCTGCGAGGTAAGCAGGTTTTGATAGGCACGATTATAGGCTTCGCTACCGGGCTGTAGCCCTTGCAGTCGAAGCTGGGTTTCCATAGACTTTTTATCCACTTCCTGCTGTGGAGTTACGCGGGCCAGTGCCGCCTTTGTAAAGGTATCCGCAAACTTGTCACTGTTGGGGTCATACTGAGAATTGTAATTCCCCATCTGACCGATAGACTGTTTGAAGTCAGGCTGATTGATCGACATGGGACCTTGATATTGGCTAACTGCATTAGCCCCCTGTCCCTGTCCCGGATATTGGCTAATTCCCTGCGCGCCCTGTCCCTGATAACCACCAACCCCTAATTGCTGTTGATTGTACCCGCCTACTCCCAGCTGTTGCTGTTGATAATCCCCGATAGCTCCGGTCTGAGGTTTGAAGTTACCAATGGTGCCAGTCTGCGGATTGAACTGACCCATGCCAAGGTCTTGACCTTGATACGTCCCAGAGTTGATGCCTTGATTCTCGTATGTCTGCCCTTGGAACGAATCAGGACGGTTCATCAAGCTGGCAACATCCTGCTGCTGCCAACCATATAGATTTTGAGTAGCCTGCTGCCCCTGATATGCTTGGTTCCATAGAGCCTGCATCTGTGGGGACAGGTTTTCGGATTGAGTCCATGCCCCCGTAGTGGGGTCCTGACTCCAATTCAATGAACCCTGCGCATTGGTCTGCGTCGGCCGGTTTTGGGTAGTCTGCATTTGCAGCATTTGTTGCTGCTGAAAAGCATCCTGCGCCGCAAGTGCCGAGTAATCGGGTGGGGCCGGTTGTTTCGGGGAACTTCCCATGACCTTTTCCTCAGCCTGTTACTTGAAGATTATGAAGATACGTTGGATGACTTTTTCTACCACCATTATATCGCTTCCAGAAAGGAGCGTCCTCCTCGATTCCGGAATAGATTAGGAGGTCTGAGCCATCCACATGATAATCAGGAACAGTGCCAACCAGCTTTCCCCCAAAGTGTACGGCCAGTTTGTTCATTGCCTTGTTGGCCGCCGACACAGTAGCCACGACGTTCGTAACACCCAATTGCCAATAGGGGTAATCGTGCATGGCCCAGTACCAGACCCGTGAGGGGCGACGACCGGCCGCAATCCACATATGAGCATGGATAGAACGACCATTGAATTGATCGAATATACCAACGGCAATAGGGATTCCATCGTCATACTCCGCAATGAGCATCGCGTTATTGGTGAATGCAATCCCGGCAAGCTCAGCCAAGAAAGGCAGCATTCGGCGGTCAGTGTTTAGCCATCTCATATCAGGCCACCCGGTTCCCATACCCATTGAACAGAGGAAAGACCCAGAGCCGTAGCCGTAACGACGTTCATTTGCCATGCGAAAGCATAGCCTAGAACATTGGCCGATACCCACGGGCGATAAATGTTCTCCACACCTACCCAGAAAGACTCATCCCAGATAGCCTCATCCCACCGCGCGCCACCACTGGGGCTCACTGTGTTGGGCTGCTGCTGGAACTTGTCAATGCGGAAGTCCGGGAGGGCTCGCATCACAAAAGAGGGGCGCGCGTTTAGCTCAGACTGCAACACCGGCCGCATGAACTTGGCGTGCTTGTTGGCGGTCGGATTGCCCAGATATGAATATGCTCCGAAAGCATACGCAGAGATAGGGTCCCCGCCCGTGCCTGTGCGTGGCACGTTATCCAAGTAACCATCCTGAGTGATTGTCAACACCCGACCATCAGCCGTTCCCATGTATACAACCCGGTCAATGCTCTTGATCGTCCGCACGGGATAGTCAAACTTCGTCCATGCTCCTGTGAGGAAATTCATAGCCAGCTGTAACGGCTTGCCGGTTGCCTCATCAAACAGGGAGATGATAACGGCCGTCAGATTCGGGTGGAAACCTACCTCAATTGGAAGGGTTGGCGTGAACGACGCAGTAAGCGCAATCAACGTTTTGGAGATACGCCTAGAGAGGACATTGGAATAGATGATTTCCTGTTCCGAGCCCTGAATCAGCGTGCTAAGAGGAAGCAAGCCACGCCGGGACAGATACAGGATATCGCCACCATATTCCGCAATAGCGCGAGGGCCTAACGGGGCCCCTACAGCATACACAGCATCAAGGGTCCAGTCTGACGAGTTTGCGGGATCGTTGCCGGAGTAAGTAGCTACCTCGCCATTGTTGGTAACGAACACAATGCGGTCATCCAAACCGTCGCCTGTATCCATTGACCAACGGGCCATCGCAATCAAGTAGCCGCCACGCTTGAAGATACCGCCAAGGAAAAATGGCTGAGCCACACCGCCCACAGAGTCAACGGGGAGATACCATGCCGTCATGGACCCACTCACCAGAAACCATAGGCGAGCCTTATGCACCTGCACCGCGCTGAATGTGTTGGGATTGACGCCCTGCACTTGGCCGGGGCCAACGGGCGGAGTATTCTCAGTCCACTTGCTCCATGTAGTGCCATTGTATAGCAAGGTTTCTGCGCTATTACAGGCAACAAGATACTGGGCACCTGCCGTCGCAAAATTCGTATAGTCAAACAGACCATTTGTAACCGCAAAAACATTCGTAGGGGCGGCTGTGTCAGCAACGCGGAAGATGGCAAGATCGGTTGCAGCGAATATCTGGGTTGTGCCAGATACGTTATTGTAATCCATGATGGTCTTAACTGCGTTGACCATCCCCGTCGTATAATCCTTGAATCCCCGGCGCACAGTAAGGGCTGCGGTGTCCGGGAAAAAATTCATTGCGTCAATCAGATATTGGGGCTCCATCACAGCGAGCCCGTCCAAGTCATTCAATCCACCAACCGGAGCAGGCAGAGAATCGGCTTGACTTACTTGCGGTTTCGGGCGCTTAAGACCTAGCATCATACGCTCCACGATCCGTCAGGCACGTTTGCACCGCTGATATACAGATGGTCACAGCGGGAATCTAGACTGATAACGGGGGCCCCTTGATTCTGGCCCTTTTCCGCTTCCAGCATATAGGCAAATTCACTGGACAGGTCGGACGCATCCATGCCCTTCTGCTTCCAGAGTTTCAGCTTTGTGCCGGCGATCATCAAATCCTTGTCGAATTTCGGGAGGTCAGTATCCTTCGTTACCCTGTCCTTTTCATCGCCATCAATCAGGTCCGTGACCCACATCCGAGTGATATAGAAGAAGTGGATAATCTCACCCATCGCAGGCGTCGGAAACACTTGAAGCATGTTGTCCAGAATGCGGTAGCGGTAATACACGCCGACCGACACAATGCCATACTGAATCCATGACCATCCCTGAGGGCTCATGGGACCATACATCGGGCGCTTATTGGCGGTTGACCACGTTGTTTGATTTACGATGCGCCCGTAGTCAATGGGCAGGGGGAATTTGTTCTGGACGCCATCGCCATTGAACGTGGCAGTCCTCTCTAGGAACTGCCAGTCATGCGCCCGCACCAATTCCGACCCTACCCGATTGAGTAAACCGAGTGTTTGAAACCCGGTTTGATCGTCCTGCGCCGAAAGGATAGTGACAACCTGCGGTAGACCAAGCTCCTGTAGAGACTCGTTGACGATAGCTAGCGCATTGGTTGTCATGGCCATGACTTATTTCCCCTTTGGCACTTCGGCGGCTTTAGCTGCTTGCCATTGCTTGATGATGGCTGCCTGTGCTTCGACTGTCTCCTTCAAGGAGTCAATCTGCGCCTGCATTTCCTCCCTCTCCTTTTGGAGTTTGATGAAAGGCGCTTGCTTCTCAGCATTAACTTCCATCTGTTGCGCACGCTGTTTCAGCTTGAATAGGCCGGGGATTCGGGTGCATACGTCGTCGCCCACATTTGCCAGCTGCTCGACGGTACGAATTCGCAGGTAGGAAAGTTCTTCTACCTGCGACCGGGTAATCCAAGGGGCTTCCACCAAAGGGGTGCCGATGACTTGCTCAGTGTCACCAGCCTTGAATTCGCGGTATGCCGCCGCGAACCGCTTCTTGTCCATATCCGTGACAGGACGTTGCACGATGTTTGTAGTGTTGCCGGGGGTGCGGATTTCGACGTATTCCTTGTCCTCATAAATCGGTCGGCCTTCCTCTGCCGACTTGGCTTCGTTTTCCTTGGGGCGGATATAGAACTTCACATAGACGGACTTATCGGCCGCCTCGCGGGAGTTGAAATCACTTACATCAAAATCAGCGGTTTGCATGGGGCGCTCCTTAACCAATGAGGCCGCGTTCTATGACAGCAACGAGGACGTAAATCGCCAGCCCCAGCCACCCCAGATGCACGCGAGGGCTGACGGTGACGTTGAGTGCTGCCAGAATCAGGCAAACAAGCGCCAGCAGCAGCAGGACAGTAATGGTGATGGTCATTTCGTTTCTCCCGAAAGGCACGCCCCTGAAAGAGCGTGCCCCAGTTTCAGGTGACAGCCGGAGAGGCTGCGGTAGCGGAGCCGAATGCCGAATCCGTGGCGATCATGGCAACGCCAGTCCGGTTGACGAAGCCAGCTTCAATGGCTGCACCATCAGCCACCGCGCCGACTGCCGTAACGGCCTTGGTTGCAAACCCGGTAAACACGGGGCCCGCACCAGCATCACGCGAAGCCCCCGCCCCAAAGGCCAGAAGCGGCTGGGCGACGTAGGGGGAAACCGTGGACACGCCCAGACCCGTATTGCCGGGGCCGGGAGTGATAACGCTCTTGCCGCCGCCGATGGCGGTCAGGATGGCCGTTGTTGCGGCCACATTGTTTGGCAGGGTCACGCCGGGCGTTTGGTCATCCGTATAGCCACGATTCTTGATGGCCTGCGGAGCGGTCGCCGGGGACGTGCCAGTTGCCACATTGATGACGGGGCCGACACTGAGGCCGAAACCGATACCGGTATTCAGCGCGCCGGTGGAGTGGTTGGTGGGATCGTTTTCCTTGGCGAAGGTAGTAGGGTTGAACCGCTTGGCATCGAGCGGTGAACCCTTGGGCCCTGAAAAGGGGCTCATTAGTACGGCCTTGCCAGCAGCCGGATTGGCCGGTGTGACAAGGGGGCCAGCCATGTTTGCAGCAGGCATTTTAGCATCCTCCAATCCAGCGAAAAGTATTACGGCTTTTTGACTGGAAGCCGCAAACCAGCAACGCGCCCCCGCGTTTACGGTGCGGGCTCATTCCAGCCCGGCGGGATTTCACCCGACTTGTAAGGCTTTCCCGTAGCGGGGTCCACTGGGACTTCCGCAGCGCGCGGCTCAGTCAAAATCATGGGCTCTTCACCCAATTCTTCAACCGGGTCTTCCTGCGGTTCATCTGCCTTGTTTCTGCGGGTCATGGCAGACTCCTTACGGGTTCACATCAAGACGGCCCTGGAACTGGGCCCCGCAAGTGGTCAAATTGCCTGCCCACGCGAGGATCTGAACTTCGGCGTCCTGATTGATGGAATACCGCTTGTTAGGACTCAGCGGGACGAAGTTGCGGGCGCTGTGCGGACGGAACCGAATATAGTCGGTATTCAGCATGAACGCCGTACCAGCCGGGCAGAAGCCGCCGATGCCGCCATCAAGCACGCAGTCAGCATCCATGTACTTGATCGTCGGGAAACCGAGGTTTCCAACGTCAGGATTGGTGAACCTTTGCTGTGCTTGCAGGGATGCCACGTAAGCGGCCCAGACAACATTGTCCATCGGGATCAGGTCGGGGCGGTCAGCGCCACGGACCAGCTGTGCCCAAAGAGCATTCATGTCGGCTTGGATTGTGGCCGCGCTGGCGACGTTCCGCAGCTTGGACCGCCAGAAGGTCCAAGTAACGCGGTCGATGCCACCATAAACGCCAGTCGTGGGATCGAACGGAACCGCCGCGTTCAGACCGGTGATTTCCTTACCACCGGAGCCCGTGCCATCACTGTAGATGCCACCAGCAACGAGGTTCTTCATGGTGGACTCTGCCACGTCAATGCGGGCAGCGAGCAAATCAATCATCTGCTCCGGGCCGGCATTCTGTAGCAATTCCAGACCGGAAATGACCACCGGGCAAGCGGCCTGCTTGATATCGAACTGGGCCGCGGAAAGCACGTCCTGAGCCGCCACCGGAAGCAGGTCATATCCGCTGTACCAGCCGGCGTTGCCGTTTTCGGCAAAGGATAGTTCTTCGTAGATCAGGCGACCGCCTGAGAAGGTACGCATTTTGCCCTTCTGCGAAAGCCGCATCAGGAGCGCGTTGTTTTTGGTCACGTTGTCCGCAATCTTCTTCGTGCGGGATTCAATCGTGGTAGTGATGATATCACTGACATTCGGGAAGGCCATTTGGATTCTCCGGAGGAAAGGTATGCCCACTTTCGCAATCAGGAGGTTAGCTCCCCGGAAACAGCCCGCGCGGTGTCGGCGGTCGGCCCCGAGCCTCCATCCTAGCGAGCCGGGGCCGACGTGTCAAGCGTGTTTCAGCGCCCGGAAACCGAGGCGTTCCAAGCCTTCCGGACGGTATCGTGCAAATCGTCACCCTCCCCCGGCTGCTCGTTCCCATACTCCAAAGGGGCGGATCGGGGAGTGACTACCGCAGCCGCGCGCTGTTGGCGTATCTGCACCGGGTTCTGAACCTGCACCGGTTGATTGCCGCTTGCGGCCTGTATGTAATACGGCCGAATCTGCGGGTTGCGCCAGCACGCAAGCTCATAGGCGTCCTGATAGGTTTCTGCATATCCGTATTCAATCAGGTCCGCCATGTCATCGCGCACATGCTCTAGGTACTCATGGCCGGGCTCTTGTGCGAAGGCATTCAGCTCGCTATCCGCTGCCTGTTCCTCGACCTGATTCTTCCATTGCTGTAGCTGCTGGAATTCCTGCACAAACTGAGGCGGGAGGGCTGGCGGAGTCCTATGGTATTGGTGCGCCTGATTCAGCATGGCGTTTAGCTTGCCGCCCATTGCCCCGTCAAGGGCTCCGCGCATGGGCACGCCGAATTGATCCGCAAGGGCCAGAAGTAGCGAAACCCGCTGAGCGGGATTGCCGAGCCGCAAAGTCTGCTCTGTCTGAATGAGACTATCCAGATAGGCGCGGGGGTCTTCTTGGATATGCTCAAAGTACGGAGCATAGGGCTGGACCGCTTGGAAAATCTGCTCCATCGGCGCGTAATACTGCTGTAGCTTTTGGACGCCCGCAGCGGTATCCTGTTCGCGCCGCGTGATTTCCTCCCGGATATCCTGCGGGATGTTGCTCCACTTGCTTTTCATTTCCGGCCGCCAACCAGCCGGCGGCTTTGCGGGGTCAAATTGAAGCTCCCCCTGCGATTGCGTGCCTACTGGCGGTTGCTGTGTTCCCGGCGCGGGAGGCTGGCCCGGAAGCGGCTGCTGCTGCGTTGGCTTTGGCGGCTGCGGCTGTTGCTGCGTTGGCTCAGCGGGTGATTCCTGCTTTGATCGGAACTTGCCATCCGGGCCGCGCGTGGGGCCTGTTTCCCCATCAGGAAAGACAGGCGGGAGAGTTTCGGAGGTAGGATTGACAAAATCGCTCTCTCCGGGCTGTGGAGTTGCACCCTGCTGACCACCCTCTGTTTGCATGGCAGCTAGGATATCGTCATGTAGGTCGCCCATCATTGGGAATTTCCTCTGTATATTCTGCGGGGGACGGTTTGTAGCCTTCTTCCAGCTTTTGAATCGCCTTTTCCATGTCTGCGTTCAGGTCTTTCTTTCTCTCTTCCTCTGGTGCCTGATTCCATTGCCGCTCAGTGAACCTTTTAACGGCCGCTTCATCATAGCCGTCATGCAGGTTTACCACGTTGTTCCGCTTGTTGTGTTCCTGTAGCTCCGTGGAGGTAGTAATTACAGAGCCATCTACGGGGGAGACAAATGGCTCGAAATTACCCTTGGAAAAGATGCGTACCGGTGTGAGGACCCGAACTGCGGGCTTACCGCATTCTCTACAGTGAAGAGTGGGGTCCTCTACATAGGCAGCTAAAGAGCATACCCTTTCATAGTCTCTTTTGCACTCTTCACAGTGATAGGTATAGATCATGGCTTAATACTTCGTCATTCCGGGAACCCTGCTGCCGCGCGAACGGCCGCCCCTAAGTGCGTTAACTCTGGCCCTCTTCTCATCATCTTCATGGGCCTCAAACTTCTGGCCCACGGACTGAGGAATACCGACCTTCTTTGCGAACTGTGGATTATGAGCCACAGCTTGCATCAAACGCTCTTGTTTTTCAGATTCATATGGCATGTTAAACTCCCGGCGGCGGAGCCTCATTATTGTTTGCTGGAATTCCTGCTCTCTGCGCATCCTGCAAACGCTCCGACACAAACCGAGCCTCGTTCTGTCGGCCTTCTATCACAGCCCGATCTTCCCGCTGCTGGGCTTCAATAGCACTCATCTTTTCCTTATGCTGCAATTCCATTGCGTACAGTTGCGTTTTGAACTGTAGCTCAGCCGTGAACTTATCCTGCATGAATTTAAGCTCTGCGGCCTGTGCCTGTTGCTTCATCTGGGCTTCTTGCTGTTTGATCTGCATATCGGCCTGCGCCTTCGCCTGCTCAGCCTTGGCCTTTTGCTGCTCCGGCGTTTCCTCAGGCGGAGCGTCTTCGGCTTGCTTGGCTTTTTCAGCCAGCATTTTGATGCCGGAATCAATCGCGCCTTCAAGCTCCGACGAACCCTTGAATCCGACGATGGCAAACTTGATGGCCTGCGCCAGTAGCGGACCCATTGCAGGCTGTGCTTCAACCGCCGGAACCAGTGCTTGCAGATAGCCGCTCAGGACCTCAATAAAGCCGACCCTTTGCTCCTGTTGCAGCGCCCAGTCTTCCTGAGTGAGAGAATCGGCCTGAATGTCAATGGTATATTTAGCCATGAAGTCCGAACGAAGCAGCTCCAAAGCCTGAGGCACAAAGGGCTGATCTTCCTTCGGCAAAAGGCCACATACCATTGACAGCTTGTCATCACTGTATAGCTGCGCCATCATTTCAGCCATGATCCGCAGAGTATCCCGCACAAAGAATGCCACGTCACGTTGATAGGCATTCATGCGCACGCTGGCGAACTGCGCCTTGATCTGCTGCGCCTTGGCTGTTTCATACTGATTGCTGCTGCCCCGGATGATATCTGCCATGCCGGTGATTTCAAACAGCTGCTCTTTCATAAAGCCATAGGTCGTGACTAGCTGTTGCAGCACTTGTGTAACCGTTTCCACGGGGAACCAGCTGATAGCTCCGGACACGCCACCCTTTTCGGCAAACATGGCCCAGTTATCAACCGGAATCAGCTTGTTTTCAGCCCCGTCCAGAATCCGCCCAATGGCAGGCGTGGAAGAGTCATAGCAGCCAGCTACCCGGACAGCCTCAATGATGAGGTTGATTCGCGCATATAGGATATCCATTTCCATGTATTGGTCCTGCGCGACATAGTAATCCGGGATTGGCAGGAATTTACTTGTCGGCGGGCTCGCGCAAAGCGGCTTCGGGAAAGGCCAGAAGTTGACAAGTTGATAGGGGTCTTCATTCTCGTCCAGAATCTCACCGCCGGGGGTAAGATGATAGACCATTTTCTTCTTCTTGTCCCACATCTGGATAACGCTTACTTTACCCTCGTTAATTGCATCAGACGCGAGGCTCAAACCAGCACTCCGGTCGAAATCGGCTTTTCCGGTCAGGGCCTTGTCGCCCCAACGCTCTTTGGCCTCATCCTTTTCAACGTGGAGGATGCGACCCGCCCAAGTGACCTGTTCCCATGCCTTTTGCGGCTCATACAGGAAGTCTTTCCAGTAGACGATATCTACTGTGATTTCTTCCGGCTTGCCGGGCTTTTTCGGGGTCAATCCAGCCGGCTTGGGAGGCGGCGGAGGGGGAGGCGGCGGAGCGGGTGGCTGTGGCGGCTGTTGCGGGGGTGGCATTCCCTGTGGAGGGCCGCCCATTGGAGGGCCGGGAGGTTGTCCCGGTTGCGGAGCGCCCGGAGGGCCGCCCGCCTGTTGCGGCGGAGCGCCCGCCTGTGGGGGTGGAGGTTCTGCGGCTTCCGGGGGCGGCGGAACCTGCGGTTTCTCATATGCAGCCATCCCCTCAGGCGGCTGGAAGGAAACCCAGATCATTCCAATGCCGGGAACCAAGCGGTCCAGAATCGCGGACTTTATCGCTTGGTCAAAGTGCTTTGCGCAATGGATTTCATAGGTCAAACCGCGTTCCATGATGGTTGCGGCGACGCGGGCAGGCTCATTCTCGACTTCTCCCTTATGCAGCCGGGTAACATCGGGCTTAGGGAGGGAGTTATAGAGGCTTTCCTTGATAATCGTGGTATTGCTGTAGAAAAGGTTAACCTTCTTGATGCCGGGCTGACTTACCATCTGGCCGGAGGTTTCTGCTTCCCGGTCATCCTGATATCTGGCCTCGATTAACCTTCCCCGTTCGTGCATCTTTTCGGAGAACTTTTTCCACGCCTGTAGCCTTTGGGGCCACGGGTTACTTGCGGCTTTTGAATTGGCGGCCATTTCAGACTCTCCGATACCGGTTTAATGCTTCCCGATCGGCAAACAGATTTTGCAGGTTCAGGGCTCGTCCGAGAGGGGTTTGAACGTATGTGGCAGCACGGGCTACCGTTGTCCTGTTTCTTGCACAATGTTCGATTACCGTTTTAGATAATGCCAACATTCGGAAAGCATCAGCGGGGTGGGAGTGTTCGTCGTGCTTCGGCTCGCTGTTGAAGACCTTCGTAACCTCATCCCACTCATAATGGTAGCTTTCTAAGTGTTCCAAGCCTTTTACGACGCGCGGATTCCCGATATTAAACCACACAACCGGGATCATTGCACGCACCGCCTGTATCCCCATCGCTACCCGCATGTTAGGCACGATATACGGGGCGAGTTTCCTAGCGATAAACCTATCCTGCGCAGAATACTTAGTTGCGAAGGTCTTATTCTTGGCATCATGGGGCAGGGCTGGGGTCCCAAAGGCATAGGGGAAGGTTTCCAGTTTATCGAGCCATTCGTCGGCATCAGAACCGGTGCCTTCGGTAAAGTCGATTATGTGGATTTCCCCATTGACGATTTGATAGAACCATATGGCCGTTGCATCGCTGTGGCCGATATCCCAGGCCGTGAATACCGGAAGATCCTCAATCCACGGCTCATCAAAGACGATTTGCTGGAAATGGTACTTATTCAGCTGGCGGCCGTAAATAGAGCCGAAATTGATGCCCTCCCAGCTGCAATAATACTCTTGGTCAATGATCTCATCTGCCACGCCTTCCAGTTTCTCGTTTTCAATCATCTCTTGCGTGATGATCGGCTCCCCGTTATTGCGGAAGGTATCATTAATTGTTTTGAGGGAGGTAAACCACGCAGGTTGGCCTTGTACCTGTTTCCATTGCTTGTAGGCATGGTTTTTACCGCGTGGCGTGGTGATGAAGGCAGCAAAACCACCGTTCTCCAAAAGAATGGGACGAACGAAGTCCCAAGCTGCGGGGTCAGAAAGCGCCCATTCTGAGAAAATAACACCCAAGGGGTTAGCGCCCACAAGGCTGTTGTAATTGTCCGAGCCAACCACTTGATAAAATGATCCATTTTTCAGCTTCAATGTCATTTCGTTTTCGTTGGGGGTTTCCACCATCTCCTTTGGGAAGGCTTGGTGGATGATTCGCCGTCCTGAGCTATCAATGCCGTTCCATACCACTTTCCGGCCTTGATTTAATGTCGGAAGTAAGTGCCAATACGTCCCTGCGCGCATCTGGGAGGCTATGGCGAGCCCGTTAATAGAACAGCTATCCTTACCTGCGCGCCGATGCCACGTTAAAAATGCCCGCATTCGCTCCGGGAAGCCGCCCGTCCGGAACATATGGTCAAAAAACTGCTTTTGATGCGCCATCGGATGCCACTTGTTAGGTAGCTGGATGGTTTCATTAACCCGGTAGTCTCTCATTGGTCATCGTCCCTAACGACGATCACGGCATTTTGAATGTCATTAGGGTTGGTCATCATTTCCCCTAGATTGATCTGGACATTAACCTGTCCCTTGCCACCGCCATGACCGATTTTCTGGTCCTGTGACGAGAAGTGTTTCAGCAACGAGACAATTTCGGGCCCGTGGTATTTCTTTTTTCTGATATGGCAGCCCTTTGACGTGACTATATCGACGGGTTCCTCTCCCAGTAGTTTCGGCATGTTGCGCATGATCTGATTTTCGATCCATTGGTCATTGATGATGCGTTGCGCGGCGACCTCTTTTTGCAGGTCGGCAATATAGGCGCGTGTGACCGGCTCGTTATACATCCTTTGCACCACCGGCACAGGCAAATCCATGAGCCTAGCGATCTTCCTAAGGCTAGTCCCAGACAGCACGAATTCCAGCGCGAACTGTCGTTGGAAGGGGGTAAGTGAGACATACCCTTCTTCCCGTGCCTGTGCAACGCGGGCGCTAATCCCCTTGGGCTCTTTAGTCCACTGGGGTTCCTCATCGTTTACCAGCAACGCCGGCAGGTTATTTTCGGTATTCATCTGTTGGTTCCTTTCATCTGCCGTACTAACCCGGCCATATTGCTCATTTCAGGGCCGCCGAGTATCCCGTAATACCGTTCCCATCGCGTCCGCTTTATCCGGGAAATGATCTGGCACAAATCGGCCATCGCTTCCTCGTTACTCGCACGACGCAAATGCCGTGCCAAAGGCGTATAGAAAAGCCAATCGCTAGGGATCACGACCTCCCCAAAGCCCTCGATTCGATACGGCGCGGCCATCCGCCGCTTATACCACATGGGGTCACGGGCCACAAGCGATAATTTACGCGCGGAGTCTCATGCGTGGTGATATAGGGTTTAGGGCATAGGAAAAAGGGACGTGGATTTTGGGGATTTTCTGTTGTTTTCGTTTTCTGCGTCCGGGGGTGGAGCTAGCTAGCCAGCGCCCCCACTTTTTCCGGGCCCTACCCCCCTCGCCTTTTCTTCGGCTTTCCTTCGGGATACCTGATACCGCATATCGTATACCGTATATGGGATATCGCATATCGTATACGATATATGGCATACCGTATAACGCATACCGTATAACGCATACCGTAGAACGTATGCCAGCCGACCACGGTTTAACGCAGTCTTAACAAACGTCTGTAAGGCCCGCGCGTGGGTGGGGTGGGGCTACCCCACAGGGTATGGGGGGTGTCGGCCGTGGTGGGCGTCCTAGAGCGTTCTAGAGGCATGGCCTTTGGGGGGGTTCATGCGACGAAAGCGGCCCCCGGACGGGGCTGCGCGGCCCTCAGAGGGCCGACCGCCGTACCCGGTGCGATGGTGCCGGGAGCCCTGAGCGTGAGGCGTGGCGGGCCGTCTGGGCGGCGTGGGGCTCTGGCGCGTGGGGCTCGCACGGGGGGCGGCCTTCCGCCGTTCCCCGGCCCGATCCGGTCCCTTCTCTGGGGTCTAAGCTGTGACCCCAAACGCTGCCCCAAAGGTCAACGATATCAAGGGCTTACGGA